CTCAAGCAGATGAAGCTGAGCCTGAGGAGGTCAGGACAGAGATGATGCCTGATACCCCGCTGGAATGGGTGGCCTCGGTCTCCTGCAGCGCAGTGATCATCATTGTGATGCTGGCCCTGCTGATCCGGCCCGACAGTGGAACCGAAGAGTAAACGTGATCCGGCGGCTGTGGAGTTCGAGCGCCAGGTGCGTCATGACGCCACGGTCGCCAGGGTCGCGGCCATCTATCGCCTGAAGCGTTTCGGTCGCACCAAAACATGGTGGGCCGTAAGGGAATTGAGACGAAGGAATAGAGAGGGGAGAAAATGAAGATCGGTAATGTGCTTTTGCTTGGGGCCCTGATCTGCATGGGCGTTAGTTTCTTTGTGCCAGGCGGATGGCCCGAGAACACCCTGGCTGTCGCCTCGGTGATCCTCGCCGGGTTGTCGTTCTTCTTTGGGATCGACATCAACATATCGATCGAGTTCCCGCGCAAGGACAAGGAAGAAGAGCAGTGACATGGGGATAGGGGCAGGGGCCATCACGTTCGCGTTGCTGGCCCTGGGAACCAGCGGGGGTGCCCGCATGTGGTGCATCGTCATGGCCGTTGGGCTCGGTGCCGTCACCACCATTGTCGAGGCAGGAGGTGGCAGATGACGACGACGTTTCCGGTGCACCCTGACGATGTCGCGATGCTGATGAAGATCCGCCGGTACCTGGTGGGCTACAGGGTGTGCAACGACTGGAGCCAGCCGGACCTGAGCATGAGGATCAACGGCACCAAGGGTGCCGCATACGATCTTGAGCACAGCACCCGGTGGGCCTGGAGGTTTTCCAAGCTGCAGGCCTGGGCGGCGGCCTTTGACCTGCGGATCAAGGTCAGGCTCATATTTGATCATGACTTTGGCCTGGAACAACGGGTTGAGGAGCATCCTGAGGTCGCTCCGTTCCTTGCCCTTGCCCGGACTACCGAGCCCTGGCAAAAGTGGCAGAGGATCGCCCTGACGTCCATGATGAAGGTCGCCAGGACCGAGCAAGGGATGAATACCACGGAGCTTGCCGAAAGGCTCGGCGTCACCCGCAAAGCCGTCAGTGACTGGGAAGCACTCAGTGATGAAGTGCTCCTGTCCGGGGTGCTGCATCGTGCCAGGGCACTGGGTGGGCGCCTGCACATCGAACTGGAGGGCATCTGATGCTCGGGGTGTCCATCGGCCTTGTCGGAGTCATCCTTACCATTGGCTCACAGGGAGAAGCTGCGGGATCACCGGGCAGAGCCATCATGTTCACCGTGGGTTTGCTCGTCGGCCTCCTGGGCGCAGTGGTCTCCTTCTTTGAAACGCCCGGCTTCCGGCGCTGACAGATAAAGCCCTGAGCCTGCGTCAATCGGGCTCAGGGCTTGTCCATCCTGGCTAGCACCGTCCATTGACCACTGCACCCAGGGTTTATCTATCCCCATCGTCTCATGCCCAGGAAGGAGTTGCAAGGAAATGATGTCAGGTGTTGCTAGTCGATGTCAGGTTCGCTATCATCAAGTCATGAAGCACGCAAACCTGCTACAGTACGCGGCGGCCCTCGCGGTCTTCGCGGGCATCGTGACCTGGGTAGCCATGTGGCAATGGACCGAGGGTTTCGGTGACATCCTGAAGCGTAAGTCCTGGTTGATCCTTGGGATCCCGCTGGGGATCAGCTACTGGCTAACCGGGGTTGCCATCGACATTGCGTTGTGGATCAGTAACAAGGTGGTGTGGCTCATCCATGCGCATGCCGAGCTGTGGGGATTCAAGCGAACATCCAAGTACTTCTCCGGGCTTCTGTGGCGCATGACCCGGTACTGGGTGGCACGCAACTACCAGCCCAAGTATTTGGCTTAGTCATGCCTTGGCTACCCAAAGGTGACGCCCAGTGCGACAACTGTCCCAGCGTCAGGATGTGTGTACCCGACCGGGCACAGTCGATCCAGATGATGCGGGCCGCCGGTTGGAGGCACCTGGAAGGAAAGACCATGGGGGGCCAGGAGTTCGAAACCATCCTGTGCCCACCATGTGTGGGTACCGAGCACAAAAGATCACGGTCCAAAGTGGACATCGAACAGGAGGAGCTACCCCTTGACTTCGAACAAGGAAGAGTCGTCCCAGGACGACAAGGTATTTCATCTCGATGAGATCGCCGGGCCCTGGGAGGAACGCCAGGTCCGCTACCTGCGGGCTAAGGAGGACAAGTCCTGGCTCGAGCAGTTCGGGGCGCTGCTCAAGCAGATGGCCAAAGGCGCCAACATCCTGATGTATCAAGGCAAGCAGGTGGCCAGGCTTTCCGATGGCCAGCTCAACAAGACTCTGCTGGCCAAGGAGCAACCCGACATCATCAAGAAATACACCGTTCCTCGCATCGTTGAGGTCTTCGACGAGGAGCTGTTCGCCAAGGAACAACCCGAGATGTACCAACAGTATCGAGCGCAACGGCTGACCATGTCCGAAAGGGCCAGGGCACCGAAGCTCTAAACGAAAGGAGAGAGGAATATGACAGCACCATCAGGCTCCGTCATCAAGTTGTGGCATGTCACAACCCAGGTGGCCGAGAAATTCCTGGCCCTGGTCAAGTCCCACGAGAAGGGGGTCAAGGGAACCAACCGCAAATGGTCCCCCATCGTGGTCAACCGCTATGCCTATGACATGCTGGCGGGCAACTGGAAGTTCACGCACCAGGGCCTGGCCTTCACCGGCCACCTTGCCTCCGGTGATGCCGAACTCAAAGACGGTGAGCAGCGGCTGCGGGCCATGCTCCAGGCGGCCACCACCGGAGCCACCCTCGGCGGGGTCACCCTGCCCCCCAACCCCGATCTGGCCCTTGACTTCTATGTCACCGAGGGCCTGACCGAGGATTCCTGGCTGGCCATGGACAGCGGCAAGGGCCGCACCGCAGCGGACCATCTATCCAGTGAAGGGGAGGTCAACTCGTTCGTGTTGTCTTCGGCGATCACGTTGTGTGCCAGGTTCCAGACGCTGCCCCCCAAGACCGCCTTCACCCATGAGCACTGGGTGTCCACGGGCCTGACCCCGGTGATGCGCAGCAGGTGGCTGGCCGACAACCCCGGTATCCGTGAGGCACTGTATGAGGGTGCCCGATTGGGCAGGGTCATGACCGTGGCCTCGGCGGCGGCTGGATACTTCCTGGCTCTTGAGGCAGGGGTGAACAAGAAAGAACTCGATGACTTCATGGACAGTGTCCGCGACGGCATCGGCGAGAACTGGGAGAGGGGGAACCCGATCCGGACCCTGCGGGAGATGTTGCTCAATGCCCGTGGCACCCGGCGCTTCCCGTCACGGGAGGAACAGCTGGCCCTGTTCATCAAGGCCCTCAACGCCCACCTGAAGGGGACCAAGATCCTCGCCCTGTCCTTCCGGACCCGCAAGTCCACCACCTCGGCGGCCGAGACCTTCCCGGTCTTCCGTGTCCCCAACAACTAGGTCGCATATGACATACTGAGCCATGACTTCATATGGCTTCCGTGTGTATGGAATACCGGCACCCCAGGGATCCAAGATCCCTGGGGTTTCGTCTAAAACGGGCAAAATGTTCGTCCGGGAACAAAGCAGCAAGACCCTGGGATCCTGGCGTGAGGATGTCAAGCAGGCAGCCCTGATCGCCCGGGGTGTCCCGGACCCTCAGGCCAACCCCAGTGACATGATCAACCAGGGGGCTTATGACACCGCTCCCATCGACACCTTGACCGGTCCGATCCGGTTGACCGTCAACTTCCTGGTGCCCCGACCGGCCAGTGTGACCATCAAGAAGCGGCCTCATCCCATCGTGGCACCCGACCTGGACAAGTATGTCCGGGGTGTCGGGGATGCCCTCAAGCAGGCCGGGGTGTACAAGGACGATGCCCAGATCGTGGTGATCCAGGCGACCAAGAGCTATGCCGATGACACCCCCGAGGGCTCCCCGGGTGCATGGATTGTGATCACCGAGGTTTCACCCACAGCGAAATTGGCATAAGATCGCATGGAGGGCATGACAGGGAAGAGAAGAGGTAGGATATGACGGAAGACCCCATGGGGACACGTCAAGCAGGCAAGATCGCCGGAAGGCATCAACGGACCATCGTGGACTGGATCCGCAAGGGTCTGCTGCCCGCCAAGAAACTGCCCGGACTACGCGGCCCCTATGTGATCATGGAGGCGGATCTACGCCAGACCATGAAAGATCTGTATACCCCACAGCCATACACACCAGGTGATGGTGTTGGACAGGGATGACAAGTTACAGACAATCATCGATCGATGCTATTGCACCACGGAAGACCATAATCGTGCATATGAGTACCTTCAGCGCCGCCACGCCGAAGGTACTCTCCCCCTGGTCGAAGACGGCACGGGGGATCCACTGACAGACTACGTCAACATTTTGGGGATCAAGAAATGAGCGCATACTTACAACCCGGTGACAAGATTCACCTGTCGGTCCCCAGTGACTTCGGGAGTAAGTCCAGGGGTGAAAAGATCGCCGAGGAGCTGGTTAAGTCTTATGAGGCCCTGGGGATAGAGGTGGTCATCTGCACCATGGCCATGCATACCCTGCATCCCGAGGTCGTCTCGGTCATCCGGTCACCCAAGGCGGTGCCTGTTCCTCCGTGGCAGCAGGATCCACTTCTGGATGAGGTGAATCTGGATCCGAACCGCTGAGATCCTCGCCCCACCATTCATAGTGATCCCAGGGCGAACCATCGGGTTTGGTCGCCGCCCTGGGTTTCTTGGTCATCGGGGTACGGCCTTCCCCGAGATACAGTTCCTTGGCGTTGCGTTCGGTGGTGACCAGTTCCAGCTCGAGGTTGCCATCGGGGGCGATGAAGACCCGCCGCAGCAACATGATGATCAGCTTGCGGGCATCACGCTGAATCTCCCAACGGGTGTGACCAGCCACCCGAAGCTGGATATGCAGGCGCCCATCAGCCGCCTGTGAGAGCCTCAGGCCGCGCAGAACCGGCCGGGTGCGCACCAGGATGGCGGCCAGAGCTTTCATGGACTCCATGACCGCCTCAGGGCGCTTGTCGCCCAGCTTCAGGTGCCAGCTATAGGTTTGAAGAATGGCTCCCACCACCTGAAACCGGGGGGTCGAAAGGTGCCGGGAGCATCAGGGCCATCTTCTCGGCCATCTCCTTCATGTCCCGGCGGTGTTGGTCAGCCTGGCTCTGGTGATCACGGTGTTGTTTCTCCACGATCTCCATGAGCTGGGTGATCCGCCCGTTGGTCTGCTCCTTGATCGTCTCGGTGTTCTGTTTGATCTCACCCTGTTGGGTCTGGATGTCGGACTGTTTGTTGGTCAACATCCCATAGCCCAGGGCACCCAGGACAGCGATGACCCCGGCAAGGACCGTGGATGCGTCCTTGCCGTTGTAGGCCAGCCATCCCAGCACCGCCAGCAGCGCGACGATCACCGCTACCGCTGGCCACTTGAGATCTTCCTTCTTCATGCCTGTGCCGCCGGTCCCAGCTTGGTCGCATCCAGCTGTGCCCGGACCTCATCGCGGATGATCACCCGGAAAGCCTCGGGATCCCCACCGGGAACCTGCGGGCGTGCCAGAAGCTCATCGAGCTTGGCCAGGGCAGCAGCACTCATCTGGAAAGTCTCACCCACGTTGTCGGCCATGTTGCGGCCGTTGCGGGCCATGTAGTTCTGCCAGATCTCTTGCACATCACCGGGATTCACGTCGGTGCCTCCAGTCAGGATGAGGAACAGGTCGCTGTGATTGTCGTTGGCACGCCCGCGATCAAATGACATATGCAGGTGTGTCAGGTGTGAGGAGTCCGAGGATGCCGGGCGGTTGCTGATGTTGTCCCAGCCATCGACTACCGAGTCCCCACCGAGGTTGCCGTACCACTCGGTGATCTTCTCGAGTTGCCCAGCGCGGCAGGCGGCATCCAGGCGACGGCACACCTGATGCAGGACCGCCTGGGGCAACCCACCAAGATCCATGGCGCATGCCCAGTTGCTGTCCCCGCCGCTGCGGTCCCCACTGGTTCTAGAGACCGAATAGACACGATTCGTACAATAGATCGACTCGTTGATCCATCGCCGGGAACGGTGATATCCCCTCAGATGATCATTGTCCCCACGGATCCATGTCTGGGCACCGAAATGAGCACGCAGCATGTCACCAAGGGCACGCAGTGCCGCCGGGGCATATTCATCGTTCCAGGCGTCTTCCTCGCTGAGCTGCTGATATGTGACCATGTCCACCTCCTCTGCAACGAGGTTAACATAGCCGACATGCTAAGGAGCTGGGTTGATTTCCCCAATGACCACCCAGGATGATCCTGACGACTTGGATCCTTTGACCGCCTGACCCAACAGCAACACGATGGCCCCCAGGCCCGGTGGGGTGCCGATGATCCCCAGGGTTGCCCCCTGGAAGATCGAACCCTGCACATCCACCTGGAACGGGGAGGTCGATACCACCGTTCCCACCCGGGCCGTGATGGGTTGCCCGGCCGCATTGGAGATGGCATTGGGAAGGCTCACAGGGCCCTCCAGATCTCGATGCGGGAATTCACATGCACCACCGTGGCACTGGCCTCAGAGGTGTTCTGGGCAGCCCGGAACTGCAGGTTGCCCGCTGTGCCACCGGCCACATAGGTGCCCTCGATCTGGACAGCCTGGATGGTACCGGCACCATTGCCACCGAAACCGATCGCCGAATCGCTTGCCACGGAAGCGGTCGCGGTGAAATCGCCGGTACCACCGGCACCCGGGATGATGCCCGGACCATTCCACACGATGGTGGCGGCGGCCGGAAGCAGGAAGGCGAATTTGATGTCCGCCACGGTGGTCGCGCTGTAGTAGATGACCCCGCGAATGTCGAAGGTTCCCGCCGTGGGCATGGCAGCCACCAAGGCGGTCACATTCTGCAGGGCCGTGCTGCTGGCGGTCAGGGTCTGGTTGACGGTGACCCTGGGGGCAGCGAACAAGGCACGCCGATACAGGCTGATGTGGTTGGTGCCGTTGTAGACCTCCACCCGGTCCTCGGTGGCCAGGGTGGACAGGTCGTTTTCGGTAAGGACAGCCATCCTGGCGGTACGGTCCGCCAAGTCGGTGTAGCGGCGCACCAGGCGTTGTTCCACATCGGCCACGTTGTTGGTGAATGCCACAGGATTGTCGGCGGCATCGGCACCGATCGGGATGGTGATCTGCTGGTCAGTGGTGTCGGTAGGCATCGCCCCTCCTTAAGCAATCCGCACGATCATCTTCAGGTTCATGATGGGTGCATAGGTGACAGTCAGTGTCCCCGTGTAGAAGAAATCGGTGTCGATGGTGTCGCCCACGGCGCACACCAGGGGACCGAAACAGTTGGTGTTCAAGAAAGTCGACCCACTGGTGCTGTTGCGGGTCACTCCGAAGCGTGGGGTGGTGTTCTGTCGCACCCGAAGCCGGATCTCGTTGGTCACACCGGCACCACCGATCACGGGGACGAAAGCCGACACCAGCCACACCCCCGCTGCCGGGATGACAAAACTTGAGTTGGCCCCCACTGTCACCTGTAGCACATTGTTGGTGGCGATGTTGCTGGCCGACTCCCTGCGGGCGTTGGGACGGTTGAGCGCGGCGGTCTCATCAGCCGCCAGTTCACCCAGCTTGGTGTCGATGGCATTGGCCAGGTCCTGGAATGCCTGCGGACCCACCTGCTCATCCGGGCAAGGGTAAGGGAAGCCATAGATCGGGGTGGCACCTGGCATTTAAATCACCCTCACCACATCGGCATCGGAAAGCTTGGTGAACCACCCCAGGGCACCAGTGGCGATGCTGACATTGCTGGAGGTGTTCCCATGGGCGAACAGCAACATGATGCGGTCCCCCTCTTCGATCTTGAAAACACCGGAGACAGTCATGAGGATCTGCACACCGTTGGCCGACTCGAAAGAGGTATGGGAAACCTCATCCACAAAGGTGTTTCCCCCTGTGCTGGGATTGGTGCGCGCCTTGACGATCCGCAGCCTCCGAAAGGTGTTGTCGTTGGCGGCACCTACACTGAAGGTGGCCACATAGGCTCCTATGTGCCACATTCCGCTGGGCAGGGTCCTTCCGATGGTGCTGTTGAAGGGTATGGGAAAGTTAAGGAAAGTGTTGGCGAAAGTGTGGGCCGGGGAGAAGATGATTGAACCCGCCGTGGGGTCGGTTCCAGTTGACGAGGTGAATGGACCCATGTCGGCCGTCGAAGTCATCACATAGGTTTCCCGGTTGACCGCATAGCGCAGAAATTGCTCCATGCAGTAGATGCGCTCCTCGGCCTGCTGGGCCGTCTCATGCAGTTGCTTGGCGACAGCCGCAAAGTTTTCGGGCTCCGGGCAATCCAGGCTGTCGAACCCACATAGATGAGTCATACTGTCCCCCCATCGGCATGCCAATAGACCGCGTAGTTGCTATGGGTCAAAGGGACCGTGGCAGCCACATTGGCGCTGATGTTGTTGCGTATGCCCGAAAGCCCTGGTGTCCATCCCCCGTCGCTGAACATCACGGGCAACGGCAAAGGGATGCCGATGATCGCGGTGTTGTTGTCCATCTGGTCCATGTAGGGCAAGTTGGGTTCGTTCAGGAAACCCCTGCTGTCGATGGGATCGAGGAGATAGGCACCGGCCACCTGGGACTGGGTAATGGTGGCCGAGGCATGCCAGGACAAGACACCCGCCATGTCCGGGGAGATCATGGTGTTGTCCACATCCACGGCGGTCCAGCCCGCAGAGTCGATGGTGACTGTGTCATAAGGGATGTTGTTGAACGAGGTGATGCTCAGGGGCTCGGAGACACTGAGCACCGCGATGGGGATCATCGGCACCGTGCGGTTGAGGGTTTCCTGGAATCCTTCCAGGACATCCTCGATCGCCTCGGTGAAGTCGCACCATTGCTGCGCGAAGTCACATGGGCGATCGGATCCGTCCGGATAGGGCAGCGCGAAAAGCGGCGTACTGGCGGTCATGTCGTCCCCAATCCAGTCACCTGTGACCTAGCTGATACAGACATAGTGCCAGAAAGATCCAGCGGTAGCGAGAACCCGGTCACCGCCTGGATCACATCACGATCATCAACCAGTAGGCGCAGGACATCCCCCAGCTCGAGGGCGGCATCAGGGACCAGGTCCAGGCCCCACTCCTCGATCGGAGCGACATAGTTGCGCAGCAATGCCTCCGCTGTGGTGTGGGCACCGCCGGTTGTGGAGGGGGTCTGCAGGCGCTCCACAATGCTCTTGACGCCGAAATTGCCATGGATGTGGGTGGGACTACCCACGGTGTCATCAAAGGCCGTGGTGAACACAGGGGCATCCCCGTTGAGCCTTTCCCCGGTCACGGTCACCACATTGAAGATCTGGTCCCGGGAACGCGAACAACGCCAGCCATTGACGGTCCCACCGAACTGGTCAGTCAAGGTGATCACCGGGGCACCCGGCACGGTCCAGGGGATCTCCCGGATCACAAAATCCCCGTTGGCCAGGGGGTACCACAGGGCGGCCACGGAACGAGCGATCTCATCCAGGGCCGAACCCCTGTCGAACTCCCAGGTCAAAGGCTCGATCCGCTTCAGGAACGAGTCCGAAGCGCCGAAGGTGGCATCAGGGACAGCATCGATGACCAGTCTCTGGAACTCAGCCACCACCAGGTTGCCTGCCTGGGAGTTCTGTGGGGATGCGAAGGCCACATCGAGCACATCGTTGGCCCGGTCCCCGCAATGCACCGAACAGTCCCCGGAGGAGCTTTTGACCACCTCACGGATGCGCCCACGGAACACCTGCCAGCTATAGGTGGTGTCACCGTCCCCCAGGGTCACACCCATGTAGGCCCGGATCTCGTTGCCGAACGGGGCCAGAAGGTCATCGGTGTCCGTGGGATACAGATCCTGTGGCACCGACAGGGTCAGCTCCCTGGCCACCCGGGAAGCCAGGGTGGCCGACACATTGCCCGAGAAGAACGTCAGGCCACCTTCGGGATCCCCCTGGAATTGGCTGGGGATAAGGGAATTGAGCAGAGCCCCGTTGCCACTGTGCACATCTATCCGGACAAACCGGCGATGTGGTGTGGCCAGGACACTGCGATACAGGGGATCGGTTCCACCGGGAAGCATCACAGGCCGTCCCGCAGTTCGTCCCAGTCCCTGGTGCCACCGGCCTCGACGGCATCCCAGTCGGCGAACTCGGCCTCCACCATGTCCCAGGTACGGGCACCAGCAGGGGGAACCGGTTGTCCCGGGCCAGCCGGTGAGGCTTCACCCAGGAGCAGATCGGTCCAGGTGAAGTTGGCGATGTTCAGGGCCCCCCAGGAGGTGTAGATGTCACACAGGTCCATGATCCTGGCACCACAGATCCCATCGGCCGGGCCTTGTGGGCGGTCCACAGCCACATGGGGCAGGGTCATCAGGCGGAAATCCTCCCTCTGGTCCACACTGATGTAGCCCTCACTGACCACACCCACGGACATGTAGCGATCCGCGATGCAGTAGGTGGCGGGGGCCTGCCACAGCAACGGATCCCCGGGCTCATTGGCCGCAAGGATCGCGTCACGGGCATCACAGTCATGGGCGATCAGGCGAAGGGTGTCCTCCACATCCCTGCGAGCCCTGTTGACCGGGATCGGACGGCGCCTGTTGACCGGCTGCAGCAACACGGTATTGGGGGCATAGGAGCCACCGGACATACCCGCATAGGAAACCCTTGAGTCCTCGTCACAGTCTTCGATCATCGGGTTGCAGATACCGACCTCGACATCAAGGCAGGGATGCAGCGGGTTCTTCAGCCAGAAGCCGTCGCTTTCCACGGTAACGGTCTCGCAGACCTCGGTCCCGACGGCCTGTGGCTGGGTGGCCGAGATCTGGTCCACATAGAACAGTGTGGTGTTCGGTGGGGCACCCGTGGTCACAAAGGAGAAGGTGGCGGTGGCATCCAGGCGGGGGGTCAGGGTGGCGGACAGGAAACGCCACTCATTGTCATCGAGGATCTCCACTGGGGTGTAGGTGACCTCGGTCTTGCCATCGGTGTAAAGCAACGACATCCGAAGGAACACCCCGTTGTATCCCTGTGGGGACATCACCCAGGCACTGAAGGTAAGAGGGATTCCTTGTGTGACAGCGAAACTCTGGGAGAACTGGGGCTCGGTGACACCACCCGTAGGGGTCAACAGGCCCGACAGGGAACCCTCATGGGCGAAAGCCGTTGATGCCGTAAGGACACCACCCGTGGCCACCCAGGGGGCGATGATGGCACCCTCGAAGCAACAGTTGGCCGACAGGGCAACTTGGGTGTCACAGGCGCTGGCACAGTATTCCAGCGGCACATTGAGTGGGGGCTCGGTGTCCCACCACAGCCCCTGGCCACACTCCAGGATCAGGGCACCATCGGCATCATAGAAGATGTAGGGACGCAAGGTGACGATCTCACCGGTGACCGTGTTGCGCCGGGTCACCGTGACACAGTCCGAGGTGACTGCATCAAGATCCACGGCGAGCAAGTTGTCAAACTGCACCACGATCGGCGGGATGTTGGTGACACCGCCGGTGATGGTGCTTATGGCACCCAGGCTGCCGTTGGACAGATGGGTCACCCCGCTCAGGGTGGTGGACCAGGCGATGGGTTCCGTGGCGCCCTGCCACAGCTTGGCCCGGATGGTGGCCCCGTTGGCCTCGAACTCGAAGTTGAAACATCCGACGTTGGTGACACCACCGACTGCGGGAAAGCCACCATTGGTTTCCACCCCACCGACCACCTGGCGCACACTGACCGAGACGGTCCCGGCGGGAGCCAGGAACACCCTGAAGTCAAGGAAGTTGTTCACATCCACATAGCGCAACGGGAAGATGATCTCGAAGTTGCCACCCGTGGGTGCCACTGTGGTGCAGAAGGTCCCCGAGTAGTGAACATTGTCGGAGTTGACCGGGTTCAATGATCCGATGGTGGTTCCCACGGCCCCATGGGTATGCAGGCCCTGCAACCCATTGGCGGTGATGGTGGTGGCCAGGCCAGAGAAGACAGTCCAATCAGGACCGAAGTTGGGGGTGTTCCATCCGGAGGTCTCGACCCGGTTGAAGATGTCATGCAACAACCATCCGGACCAGTTGGTTTCCACCAGGACATAGGCTTGTGCCGGGAACACCGTGGCGTTGATCGTGGGCATCAGAACCTCCGGTCACCATGGTTGAGTGCCAATGCCTGTGCGGTGTTGCTGCGTTCCACGATGGTGACCATGCGCGAATCCAGTTGCTCATTGCCGATGAACACCAGGATCTGGCTGGGGCCCGAACCACCGAGCATCTTGTCCAGCCCGGATTGCTGCAGCAGTTGTGCCGCGCGTCCCGGCTTGGTCAGGGGGATGATGACCTCAGGCCCATCCTCGGCAACCCTGGCCACCTGGGGAAAGTTGACAATGCCACCTTCGGAGAATCCGATCATGGCACCACCGACGGCACCGGCACCGATGCTGCGGCGCAGATTCATGATCATCTGCAGCAGGGCGAACAGGCGTGCCGCTTCACCATTGGCATCGATCAGCTCCCCGGTCAGGGCATCCACACCGATCTCGGAAGAAGAGATGCGTAGGGCCGAGGTCTCGATGATGGATTTGAACAGGGCATCGAACTCCGCATCAGTCAGGCCTGCCTGGCGGGCCATGGAGCGCAATGCCTGGGTCTGGCGGTCATAAGCCAGGACAGCCTGATCCGCTGTCATCTGTCCTGTCTGGACAGCCTTGATGGCTTGCTCCTCGGCGGTCTGCAGGGCCTTGAGGATCTCCCTGGCGTTCTCCCGGCCCTTCTCGGTGCTGATGTCCAGGGTGTCACCGTTCTCCTTGAGGGACTGGGCAATGCGATCCAGGCTCTCCTCCCAGGAGATGTTGAGGGAAAGCTGGTCCTGCACCGCCTCCGAGGCATCTTCAAGGGCTTTTTGGTAGTCCTTGATCTGCTTGGTCTCATTCTGGGTGGAGACCACCAGGCCACGGAAACTGGAATCCAGGTCGAAGTTGGAGTTGATGAAGGAGCGATACACCTTGGAACGCTTGTCGGATCCCTGGAAGAACTCATCAAGCAACTTCAGTGGGATCGACAGTCCGCCAAGGGCACTGTTGAGGATGTGCACCACATCCCGGATGACCCCATAGAGCTTGGTGAACACCGTCAGGGCCACACTGACCGACACAATGATGGTCCCCAGGATGGAGAACAGATCCCGCAGCGCGGTTACCCCATCCTCACCGGAGGCTGTCAGGATCCGCATGGCATCACCGATGTCATCACCGAGCACCGCGAACCCGGCACCCAGCTCATCGATGAATGGCCGTAGATCACCGACGATGTCCGCCAGGGCATCACTGATCGCGCTGATGGCATCGGCGATCCCCTGGACCAGGGGCTCGACGAACCCGGCGGAAACATCGAAGATTCTCTCGAAATCCCTGCCGACGATGGCCATCCGGGCACGGAAGGTCTCCAGTGCCTCGAGCAGGGCCGGTTCAAAGTCATCGGCTATGTTGACAAAGTCATTGCGGATCCCACGGAAGACCTCTGTGGCCTTGGTCTGCACCGACTCGAACTGGGCACCCAGCAGGATCCCCAGGCCCGCCACACCCACACCGATCGATGCGACCAGCAGGCTTGTCAGGAAGGCCGCCAGGATGGGGGCCGCCAGGATGATGCCACCGACAATGGCCGCCTTGACCTCTGTCGGCAGGGCGGAAATACCATCATCGAGAGCCGAACCCAAGGCAGCCGCGATCACCACGAAGATGTTCTTGTCCTTGAACCCCTTGGTGATGGAGTTCTTCATGCCCTTGGTCAGCTGGTCACCGATGCGTTCCCCGTTGCCCTCGGCATGCATGGCCACGGTATTGCCCACGGCACGGTTCAGCTCACGCTCGAAGGCCTCCACGATCGGAGGTGCCGCACGACGGAGATCCCTGGCGAAAGGCCGAAGATCCGCGTGGACCTCGACAAATGCTTCACCCAGGGCCATGGCACCATGATAGATCAGATTGACTCAGTTAGTGTGGGCAAGTTAGTCAGCGGCGAAGGCAGCCATCATCGCCCTGGTGGCACCGGGTGACTGGGCCACCGGCAGGCCCGCCGGTTTCATGTTCAGCTCAAGATCCAGTTTCGTCTGGGCTTCCTCGTCCCCGCGTTCCCACAACATGCTGTAGCAGGCATCCAGCCAGTCCGGATAGGTGGATGTGCGGGAGTTGATTCCTTGGCGCAGGAGCATCCCGTTGATGTAGGGCCAGACCCCCAGGCATTTGCGGGACAGGTTGTGTGCCCACCACCAGTCCCTACCGGCTGCCCGTCCCAGGGCCGTCCTGGAGGCCCAGAACCACCTGGTCCCCATGTCGGGATGGGTGTCACACAGGGCGGTCATGGTGTCCACGTCGTCATCGGCGATCAGTCCCGGGACGATCCCATACAGGTCTTCGGGGTCCACCGCGATGGCACTGATCCATTGGGCGGCACACTGCGCCGTCAGGATGAAGGGATGCCCCGCCACGGTGACCGTGACACGATCCGGACGCAGTTGTGCCAGAAGATCAACGCTTGGTCCGGCCACGTGAGGCCACAGACTTTGCCGGTGCCACCTTCTTCGATGCCGCCCTCTTGATCGCCTTCTTCGGGGCCTCGTCATCGGCCGTGGCGGTACTTCCCTTACCCCCACCCAGGGCCGCCAGAAGCTCCGGGAAGTCCACTTCCCCGGCGAGCATCTTCTCCTCCACGAAGTCCCGGTCGTCCTGGCTGACGATCAGGGACTCGATGAAGTCGAGTACCTTCACCAGGGCAGAGCTATGGATCTCCATCCGGGTGCCGTCATCGGACTCACCCTGTGCCCTCTTGGCCGCCTGGTGATAGGCCCGTTCGATCAACAGCACCTGGCCCAGGGTGGCACGCCTGAACTCGATCTGGCGTCCCGCCAGGGTCATATGGAAAGTCTGGGCTTCATTGGACATGTAGGCATAGTAGCCTAGGGCAGTGGCCCTGCGGCAGCCAGCAGCGAGACAACCCGGTAACCATAGAAGCGCCCGAACATGTGCAACGGGGTCGTCAGGAACCTCACCGGGCGCCTGTTGCCAGGATGGCGCACACTGACGAAGTAATGGAACTGCCCGGTACGGCGGTTTCCACGACGTCTACCGGCACGAGCCGCCACCAGGAAATCCCCACGGTCCCAACGGAACTTGAGCATCCGGCCACCGCGTCCCCGGATGATATGGGCATCCGAACCCTGATGGATCGAGGTGGCATAGTTCTTGTGGGTGCCGATCCGGGAGTGGATCGAGGAGCTGGTCATGGTGATGGTGCCGAAGATGCTGGGCTGCAACGGCTGTCCAGGCTTGGGGCGCCCGGAACCAGAGGTGTGGGAAGCCGCTACCGGGGCAAGACGCTTGGCGCCGTTGAGAACATCACGGGTGTAGCGCTGATGTATCGGCATCATCAGGCGCTGGGGAGTCGTGATGATCTCCGTCCGGTTCCATCTGATCCGGGCCATCACTCACCTCTGATCCCGCTTGCGCTTCCTGCGATCCCTCTCCTCCCAGCACCACACCAGTGCCAGGAAGCCCGCCAGTCCCATCAAGATCCACAGCATATCCCGCCTCCAAGGTCAGGAACTTGCCCTTGACCAAGGCCACCATGGCGGGATCGGACATGTCAACCATGTAGTGACGTCCCCGGGTGTAACCCCTGCCCCCATGATAGAAGCTACGGACTGCCCGGACATTGATCTCACTCATCTTTGCCCCCCCGTAAGATCCAGTGCTGCCCGGACCGCACAGTCCTTGGCCTCCAGGAGCTTACGCAGACCGGCCGCAGTCTCCGGGTTGCGCGGGACGGTTTCCACCATCTGCAAAGCGACATACATGAACGGCCGGGACTGGGCTTGCAGCTCAGGGGGCAAATGATCGCAGGCGAAGAAAGCGACGATAGGGTAACTGTCCTTGTGGGCCAGTAGCATATCGAAGGTACTTTTCTGATCCATGGGTTCCTCTCCTAGTTCTTCCCATAGCTGAGCGATACGCTCAGGAGTAGGACGATACCGCAGCCCAGCGAATATGTCCCTCATCAGCAGCACTTGGGGATCTGGACCAAGATCGTCATGAAGCGCTCGATACAGCCGCCCTCAGCGATCACATCCGTACCCAGAATACTGTAGGGGCGTCCCCGCAGTGTCTTGAACTCATCGGTGCCCACCCAGCAGCACACCGCATCCCAGATGGCCTGGTTGTCATCGGCATCATGAACAGCTGTGGCGGTCCAGTCCGTGCAACTGGGGCCCTCGGGTGTTCCCATGCCCGGGATGCAACGCACAATCCCCACGAAGACCTCCTGAGCCCTGGCCAGGGACAGGCACTTCTCGCTGCGGGGATCAGGGGAAGGAAACTCCACCGAGGCGGGGAAGTTGCGGCCCAGGCGCACATAGCCCAGGCCCGGACAACACACAGTGTCCAGGCTGGCAGCCGCATCGGCATCATGGATCACCGGGCCACCGGCACGAAGACAGAAGTTCGCCGGGGGATCCGGGTTGGCCCCTGCTGTGGTTTCCAGGCAGGTCAGCAGGGCATTGGCCAGAGGAATCAGGATCGTGTCGGGCATCAGGGACTCGTAACCATCCGGGGGACGTTCATCTCAGGAGCATAGATGCGTCCGCGCTGCTTGCGCCGATAGGGATTGAGCGCCAGGATGATCGAATCGACCTCCCAGAGTCCCGTAAGACCATCCTCGAGCACAGCGTTGGGATCGGCCATCTCGATGTTGATCCCCTGGCGCGCGATCGATGTCACCCGGTTGGACAACCTGCAGTCCCCACCAAGGCATGCCTTGCCCCATTCGCAGGCAAGTGTGGATGCTGCCCGAAGTAACGCCGGGGGTGGCGTGGTCCCACGGACATAGGTCACCTCGAAGACATTGTCTCCGTCATCGGTGTCCAGATCCGAACACGTGGGCCAGCATTCCCCCGCTGTCCTGACCAGCCAATGCTTGTCATCGACCCGGTAGGTGTCCGGATCCACGGCGATGCCGCCGATGAGAACCTCGGTGACCGAATCCACCGGGCCCATGAGACGCACCTGGCAACGTGGTTCACAGCAACAGATTCCGGGACAGGCACAGTTGAACCAGGTGCCGTTGAAGATGTAGGGCACCCAGGTTCCCCCGGACCAGTCATACCCATAGAACTCCGCCCCTCCGTCCGAGCATGGCCTCATGCCACAGGGACGGACAGTGACGGTGCACAATCCGAACTGTCGGCCCGTGGCTGCCCATAGGATCAGGGCCGCATAGTCACGTGCCGAAGACTGGATCACCGGATCCAGTCCTGCCCATTCATCGCAGCACAGGGGATCGGGGATGGTCCAGTTGCATGGCCCCACTGTGGCACCTCCTGCCGCTGAGACTCCGTCGAGATCTATTTCAAGTGCCGGGATGGCCAGGTTCAAGGTGCCGGTGACCGGTAGTTGCCCATCGGCATCCAGTTCCAGTGCTGGGACCTGCAGGTTCAGGACCCCAGCTACAGTGACTAAGCCTACCTCATCAAGCTCCAGGGCAGGCAGTGTCAGGTTCAGGGTGCCAGCGGCGGTTACCTGCGCGGCAGAGTCGAACTCCAGTGCCGGGATGGCCAGGTTCAAAGTGCCGGTGACGATCCCCGCGTCTTCTTCCACCTCGACATCGGCGAAGAAATACACCGCAGCGGTGGTGCCAGGGATGGTGCCCTGGGGCTGCCCGTTGTTGAAGATGCCAGTATCTGACTCGACAATGCCACCACTGCCCACAGGGAAAGCCCCGGGGCTGGTGAAGGATCCATCACCGTTCTGGAAGAACTGGTTGACGATATAGGAGACCCCGGTGGTCAGTGCCACATCACCCGGGGTCGTGAAATCCGCTGAGGTGAAAGACATCCAGGCATCATTGGATGGTGCCGGGAGGGTGTTCAGATCCACATCGGCGATCAGGGTGTTGGTATCATCGTCCCACAACTGCCAGAACATGGTCGGGTTGCGTCCAGTGGAGGCAACCCATGCCCTTCCGCCGACACAGTTTCCATCAGCGGACACGGTGAAACGCATACCCCAGTGATGGGTGTCCGCGTCGGCTTGCTCCGTGACAGGGGTTTCGGCGGTGAAGATCGTGTCGGCCACAGCCGCACCCCTTTACGGCGTGGAGGCAGGCGTGGTCAGGGTTCCCGCAGTGATCTCCACCGTGACACCGATGCTGATCGTGGTGGTGTTCAGCTCTAGTTCCCCGCCACCACCAGTAGCGGTAATCGCCCCATCGGCCACGGTGTCACCGGAGTTGTCCAGGACCCGGAACCATCCCGCTGTCCCGGCAGCCACCCCCGTGGTGCTCAGGACAGGGGTGGCATCCAAGGTGGCGACACCCAGGGCTGCGGCACCAAAAGACGGATCAGCCAAGGTGATCGTGGCCAGCAGTGTTCCTGTGGCCGGATCATTGGCCGATGCCGGTTGGGCACCGGTACGGATCTGGATGGTGCCCGCACCCACATCAGCATCCACCAACGCTGCTACAGCATCGGTGGCAGCGTTACGTGATGCCGTGGAAAGCCGTGTCGCCACCTTGCATCTCCTCTGTTACGGGATGAAGACCGTGGTCTCCACGAAGGTCGCCGGGACCGAGGCATCCGCGACACGAATCACGAAAGCGCCCGGACGATACGGATAGGTGTGGTTGGAGGCACCGGACTCCGCAGCGCCCAGAGTCGATGTTCCATCACCCCAGGTGATGTCCACTGTCCCCGCACCGGCGAAATTGGCATAGTTCAAGGTGATCTGCAGGGGGTTCCCGCCGACATTCATGGCGATCGTGGAGATCGTCGGGGACTGAGCGGCATCAGCGGCACAGGTGTTGGGATTCTGGGCCGCCGCTGCGCCGTTGATGGCGCTGAATGTGGCATTGGTGCCCGCCACATATCCGGACAGGATGTCGGCACCACCGGGCTCCAGTGCCAGGGCACCATGGGCCGCGAAAATCTCCTCCGGGATGCGGATGGCCGCAGGACCCGGGGTGACAGTGACGATCTGGACCCTGCGGGTGTCGGCACCACCGACACCACCGGCCCAGCAGGTGACCCTCTGTGCCACCTGCTGCAGCATCTTGTAGTTGGGGACCAGGATGGTCATCGAACCACCGGCCATGGCTTACTCCTTAAGAGACGACGATGCTACCTGAGGTGTAGGTGACCCCGGACCCACCGGTCCAGCGATAGGTGGCGGTGTAGGTTCCCGCCACATAGGTGTGGTTGGCGGTGGTTCCCGAGGTGACCACTTCATCAGCGGTCAGGTCACCCCAGTCGATGATGCCCGGCAGGAGCGGATCCCCATTGGGGTCAACGGGGAACGTGGCCACACGAACAACAGCGGCAGCACCGGTCAGCGGCGCCACATCGAAGACCAGATCCACCGGGTCCAGTGACTGGCAGCCACAGAAGCCCTCCGGGGGTGCCAACTCGGTCCACATGAAGCACTTGTGGCTGTTGGCATTCACGGCGGTCAGCAGCGGACCGGGAAGCCCGATGTTCGCACCGCTCTCATTGATGATCACGTTGTAGGGACCGGTGCCCCATTGGTTGCCACCACGGGTGATCCCGGTGACAGTGAAGTTGATGACCCCGTTGGAGATCGTCACATCACCGATCATTCCCTGGGTGATGCGTGGCAGCAGCCCATATCCATACACCAGGTTGTCATCGGCACAACCCTCATCCTCGGTGCCGGTCCAGAACTCCAGGGCGAAGTTGGCCGCCGCTGCCGAATCCGGCAGGGTGCACCAACCGATCGACTCAGGGACAGCCGCATCGTTGAGGATCAGGGGATCACCTGAGACGATGTTGAACAACTCCGGGTCCACGTTGCAGAAGGTGATCGTCACCTCATACCAGCGCAGGATCGGGAACTTCGGCTTGTCCACACAGATGTCACCGTTGGCGTTGAGCTGCAGGGCATCCTGGCGCTCCTGCAGAACCTTCGTCAAGGTGATGTCCACAAAGGACTCAGTGGTGGCGAAGTCGCAACCCGTCGGATCGATTTCACCACAAGGCCCCAGACGCGTTACCCGCGCGGCAGGAGCACGAACCACAGAGTGGCAGATGCTTGGCATTGCTACTCCTCCTTCACGGGAACGGTTTCGGACTTACGTGGGCGCCCTGGTCGGCGCTTGGGAATCTCGGTTACGGGTTCCTGTGCCTGCTGCTGGTCCGGATCAGCTGCCTCGAAGCGCTTGAACACATCCTGGGGCACGATGAAACCGGCCCTCGGATGTGACACCGAAACCACCTGGCGCGGATGATCTGCCGCCTCCAGGAGCCTGCGGGCGATCTGAGGGAACATTCCCGGCTCCGGGTAAACCGTTACGTCCATAGCGTCACCGGCTTGGCGAAGCCACCACACTCATAGGTGACCACATATTCCCTCTCGGCCATCATCAGCATCTGGTTGGTGGTGCGGTCCAGGGAACCCTCCACCGGGGCAACCTGGACATCAGAGTCCGGGGTGCGCCAGATGACTGTCTGGCCGGTCAGGTACATCCAGAAGACACCATCGGCCGGTGCGGCACCAGCGGGATCGTTGTTGGCATAGCAACCGGCAGAAACCACGGTGCCCATCGGTGTACGCCAACGGGTTCCGTCCCAGTCCACCAGATGCTCCTGCTTGAGGGCATTGAGGACCGGGATCGCCACATGCAGGTATCCAGGCGGACCATATTGGGTCAGGTTGCCCGTGAACCCGCAGTAGCGTGCACGCTCCAGTTCGGACAGGACATCGCGTACGGTGTCACCGGCACCCGTGACAGTGGTGATCCCGTCACCGGTGATCAGGCCGGGTGCCTGCCCGAAGGCACTGGTGGAGAAAATCTCCTCCACCATCGACTGTTCCACCCCACGCAGGCGCTCCATGACCAGTGCGCGCTGTTCCTCGAAGGTGAACCCGACGGTGCCACATTGCATGGTGGCGAACACGATGAACGGATATCCGCGTACCGTGGTGCTGCCGTTCTCGGCGAACGCAGCTGCTTTGCTGTCCTGAGCATCGATGCACTCGATCTCATAGCCGAAGCCTTCGCCACACAGCCCGGTCACATATTGCAGTCCACCGTTACGCGCATGGACGGGTAGATCCAGTGGTCCCACGGCAGCCTGAAGCAGTCCATACCGAAGGGGCATGGATGGTGTCGGCTTCTCAATGAGAACCGGGGGGATCGTCGCTACCATGTGTCACCTCCTTAAGCGACAAGGGTTTCAAGGGGGCCAGGGGATCCTGGCCCCCTCATGTCACTTACGGGGTAACGTCCGTGCAGGTGATCGCACGCTGTAGACCGGTGGAACCGTTGGCGCAGACCGGGATCGTGTAGACGCGGGAGAACTGACACATCCGCATCGGTCGATATCCGTCTTCCATGAACAGCTGCGTCACCAGGTTCTGCTGCAGGTTGGTGCTGTCATAGACCGTGTCCAGGCGGATAACGTCTTGCCTGCCCAGGATCCATGTACCCGGCAGGAAGATCAGGAACTGCAGGGTGGTCGGGTAGTTGAATGCCGGGGTGGCATGACCCATCTGGTTGGTCGCCGGGATCGCACCCGGGAAGAACGCGTCCTGCCAGTCATAGACCCACTGGACCTGAGCCCCACGCATCGAGAACGCGGCCGAGATCTCCGAATCCGCGATGTCGTTGTTGGCCGCAGCGTTACGGCGGATGTAGTCGGCACGCATGCCACCAAGCACCCAGTAAGGAAGAACCACCGTGAACGGCTGGGTCATCGAGGTCCGGTAGGCATAGCGCATGTCCTTGACCGCGAACTCCACAGCCGACAAAACGTTGCTGTAGAAGGTGCCGTCGGTGGCCCAAGGGTCAACACCGGTCAGGACCACAGCGGTGGAGCCCGTCACGATCTCGGCGATGACCTCACGGTTGACCAGGTGAGCCAGCGCAGAGATCGCACCCTGGGTGAACTCGGAGACAAACTCCGGATAGCCACGGTTCTGCAGCAGGGACGAGGTCAAGCACAGGGCCGCCACATTCAGGCGGTCATCGACGAACTCGGGGCACGGGATCTCGACACAGGTCTTGGCGGTGTCCGAGATGACCTGGGCCTCGGTGAGGATGTTGAAGCCCGGAATCGGCAGGACGGTGTCCCCACCGAAGAAGTCGGTGAAGTCCAGGCCCTGGTTGTGAAGCAGGCCACCACGGCGAAGGACACGCTCCGGGATGGACAGGAGGCCATCGGAGGTGATCGGGGAACAGATGCTGTAGTCGGGCTCCGACGGGGCACACCAGCCGTTGGCCGCGACAACAGCCTCGAGGTTCATGGCACCATCGGCGCCACGGCGCAGCTTGTTGAAGGCCGTCTCATGGCCATCGTGCTCCATGATGACCGCGTCATCGGGGAAGTCACGACGGATCCGGGCCAGGGCATGCTGCATGCGAGTCTTTGTACCGGTACGGGAGGCGCTGGGATATGCCCTTACGCGCTCCTCGAAAGCCCGGCCCACATCGTTCCAGGAAAGCTCGGTACCGGTAGGGAAAGTGGCGATGTCGGCAGCCGCCACAATGGTGTAGTTCGGGGTGCCCTCGGGAACCTCGGCCACCGGGGAATGCGGTGCCACATCAGCGATCTGCACCGAACGACGCGGGGCATTGGTAGCACCACCGGATGCGGTGACAGTCGCCTCGACCACCTGGGTTTCGGTGTTGGCCACCGCTACCGCCGGGGTCGTGTCGGCGACATCCTTGTTTCCCTTGTCATCGAAACCGGCATCTGCGGTGACAGAGTCAGCCTCAGGGGTCTCGGTGACCGCCGGGGTGGCACTGCGGGGCTCGATCGGCTTCTGGGACGCCGCACGGGCCGCCAGGGTGTCACGGGCATCAAGCTCGGCATCGGCTGCCGCCACGAAGGCCTGAAGCTCCTCAGCCGTGGCCAGGGCGCCCTCATCCGGGCTGTCGGTCGAGATGGAGGCAACCACGGTGCCATGCTCATTGGCCGCCAGGTTGCGGATGTCGGTGAGTGCTGCGTACGAATACGCGGTCAGCTCATACTTGCCCTCAGCGTTGGGGCGAGGTGGGGTGAACATTGATCAGCTCCAAGATGATCCAAGTCCCTGGGCAGGCTCTTGGCTCATCACCCCTCTTATGCAAGGCAGGCTCTTGGCGCATCACCTCAACTGATCAACAACGGTAGCATGACCTGGTCATCTTCGTCTACTAATGACATCGTAGGAAGTGATGATAGGATAAGGAAATGACCAAGCCAACTTTGAGAGGAGTCATGTGAGGCGACGGCATGTCCTGGGCATCCTGATGGTGGTGGTGCCCATCGTGTGGCTGATCATCCTGTGGCAGGTGATGCCATGAAGCACCGGGCCAAGCGTGAGAACAAGATCATGACCGTGTTGCTTGATGCGGGCCTGGTGACCATAGTTCTCATGGGCATCGCCCTGGTGGCCCTGGCTGTCGCCGTGGCCTTCCTCACCGGGATGGCCGAATGAGACACCGCAGACCCAGCAGGGTAGGTGCCGTCTTGTTCTGGGCAACGATCATATTGCTGACCGGCTTCATCGCCCTGATCATCGGGGTTTCCATCGGACTCAGATTCCTGTGAACAAAAGGAGACCGGCTGCACGCACCAGCAGCCGGTCTCATACCCCTTGCGCGATTACATCACCCGCCGACAGTGTACCCCTTGGTCTTCGCGTTTTCACGCTCACGCTGACGGTATCTTTCGCGCTCGGTACGCTCCTGTGCCGAGGAGGTCACCGTCTTGGTGGTCCCATCAGGCAGGGTGATCTCACGGGGGAACTGGGCGGCAGCGGCAGCCGCTCGTTGCCCACAAGTCTGACAACCCATATCAGCTCCTCTTTTCTTGTGCGACTAGGTTAGCGTACCTGCGCAGGCGCCTGTTGCGCTGCAGTGCCTCCACATGGCTCTGCTGCTCCTTGAGCCTGTTGAGCAAGGTCCGCTCGGACTCATTGAGAGAGTCGGGATCAAGGGAGGCAATCGTGCCGTCCTCCAGGATCACCCCGGCGGCACACAGGGCCTCAGGTTCCCCGGAGGCACTCAGGGACACGATCGGGAAGCCCGGGGTGTTGACCGCCAGGGCAGCCACCAGCTCCAGGTTCCCGTTGATCCGGCGCCAGTCACCCGAAAGTGGGGACCGGCGAAGCATCGCCGCATCGGTATCATCGGCCTCGGGCACCAGCGCACCCGCAACCCAGATACCCCATCTGTCTTCACCGCTGGCCACCACGGCAACCTGCTTACCCGTGTTGTCATAGTGGTCCGAGGCGGGCACCCAACCGAGACGAGTATCAGCATGACCAGTACCAGCAGTGATCTTGCCTACGCGCACTTCTCCCCCGTCTGCGGTCACCACAGTGCCATTGAGGAAGTATCGATAGGCCACGGCACTGCGGGGAGCCATGACGCACTGATTGCCGATCCCGGCATGGCATGTCCCCCAGGCTGCCAGGTGACCCATCACCCGGCCATCGGCAGTCACAGCGATCGGTGTCGGGCCATCCAGTTTGGGGTTTTCAAACCAGTTCCCGGGGGGCGCTACGGGAACTATCCCAGCTGTGACGACTTCCAATGCTTCAGTCTCAAGATGTGCCCCGGCTTTTACAGCGTCGATGCGATTCTTGATGCCATGTACTACGGCGACCACTGCATCCATGTCCTCGTCAGGGATGTCCACGACATCACGCGACACCTGGAGTACCTGCGACATGGCAGCAACTGCCCGAGGGACCAATACTCGTTGGCCCGAGGCACTTATCGTCGCTATCGGTAGGCGGTAAGAGTTGCGCTGATCTGGTGCCCCACGATCCCAGTACAGGAAACCCTTGCGATACTCCCGGATGTCACCATCAGCATGGGCCCACAGGGCACGGCGGGCCTTGTCCTGGCTCCAGTCCACCTCGTCATCGCTGGCCACGGCCATGGTGTCCCAGCCGCTGGCATTGATGTTGTTGATCGCAGCTGTCACTTGTTCCTCCGTGTTCCCGCCCCGCAGCCATGGGGGCTTGACTCGAGGGTCACCATATTCGGCCTGCAACACCTCATAGATGTCGGTGATGACACCTTTAAGCTTGAGCTTCTCGGGGTCATCGACGACACCTTCCAGTTCCCCATGGGCCCCCGACAGGATCGCGGCAGCCGAGAAAACCGCATGGGGGATCAGGGTCAGCTTGCCGTTGACGACATCGGCCACCGGGAGCCGATAGGAGTTCTTGTTGTTCGCCGGGCCGTTGGCATCCTTCCATAGGAATGCGGAGGCGAAACGGTCCGTGGAACCGTTGGCCCATTCGGCGATCCGGGCAACAGCATCCTGGAACCGGTACGGTGTTTCCCTGGGTGCCAACGGCATGCGGCTCCAGGAGGTGGCATTGACTGTCATCGGGACCTCCGGAACAACGGCTTGCAGCGGCAGTTGATGACATTGTCCGGGGATCCCGAGGGGTCACCGGGCATCATCAATGGTTCAAGGTTAACTATGAAAGGCTGGTTGATGGGGACAGTTTGTCCATCGGCACGCTTGTGTCCCGGCCGGGTGGCACTGTCATCCTTGGCGCTCCAGGTCTTGAAGATAACCTTCTGTTCCTGCTGCTGGATGCGCATGGATGCGGCCAGTGCCCCCATGTTCCACACCCGGTGGACCTCCGTGACCGCTACCGTCTTGGCTCTGGCAGGCCAATTCTCGGTCCCGGTAACATCGAGCACATGACGCACCCGTTTTACCTGGTCTTCCGTTGTCCCACCTGCGGCCACAGACTCCCCGAGCGCCTTGATCACTTGACGGTAGACCTCATCTACGGTGCGCACCATGAGGTTGCGCGTACGAAGCAACTGATCTACAAGGATCGGGTCATCACGCTGATAGGGCATATCCACGCCAAGTTGCCTGCCCGTGTCGATCCACCCTGCACGTGCTATGAGGGCAAGCCTGTTGAGCAGTTCATCGATCTGCCGCTCCCACAATGGAACCGTGGACCAAATGGCATTGGGATCCGGACTGACACCGAATCGCAGGAAACCACCGAGGATCGCCTGTGCCGCTGCGGCAAGCCATTTGGTATAGGCAGCAACCATGAAGCTGGCGATGGCGGCCTCGGCGGCGGCCAGGACGATGGTGGCTGCACCTGCGGTTGCGGTCCCGGTCTGCCCTGCATCCTGCGCTGACGGTGCGGGTGTGGTCATGCAATCCCCGCCTCCCGAAGCCTTGCCGACATCAGGGACGGGTTGTGCTCGATGCGATGGGTCAGAAGACCGGCCACATAAGAGTGCAGTACCGAAGCAACCAGAGATTGATCAACTCCCACACCATACAGATGATGTCCACAGTGGTCCCAGGCGCCAGCCAGCAGGCCAGCAACCTGTCCCTCATTGACATGAACCTTGGTGTGCAGGGTGAGGATGTCACTGTTCGGATATGCCTTACGCACAGCGGGGGTCAACAGTTTCTTGTTGGCCACCTCCAGTGCGCGAACCACCATTGAGTTGGCCGCCACATGGGCGTTGGAGGGACCAGCAGCCAACGATGCTATCAGGTCCGAACTGTCAGGACGGTTGGTCGTCGCCGTCGGCCTGGTATCAGGGGCACCCTGGCCCGGGGGCTTGGCCTGGATACCGCGCTGTGGTGCCGGTGGGGGCGGAGGCGGTGCGGCAACCTCCGGCAGGGCCGTATCGATCCCTTCGACCCCGGCGAACTCACGGACAGGCTCAGCCGCGAAGTAGCTCGGGTCACGCAGGATGACCTCCTGCACGAAGCGCTTGGCCAACTCCTCCTCGCTGGGTGCATCGGATTCCCGGTAGTTGAAGGCACGGCGCACGGTCTCGGCCGAAACCACCTTCTTCTCATACAGGTTCAGGGTGTCCACGGCCTGATTGGCACTGGAGGCCAACGGAGCCACGTCATACCAATAGGTGTAGCGGTCCGGGTTCTTGCCCAGGGCCTTGAGTGCCGGTCCCAGATATGCCTTGGTGATGGCATCCACGATGCGGTTCATCAACGGCATCACGGACTTGACGATGAACTCTTCACCGGCGAACCACACACCCCAGTGGTTCATTTCCCTTGAGCCCAGCTGGATCTCGATCGGCACATTGATGCCGATGGCCAGCTTCTCCATCTCCTTGGACTCCATGTCCGAGAGGGCATTGGACAGCACGGACTCGAACATGATGGGGGTGATGCCTTTCATGGCCTCAAGTTCGGCCAGGGGCATCGGCCACAGGATGGGAGCGATCTGTGCCGCTGTACCCTTACCCTCCAAATTGGAGGTCATGACCTCGAAAAGCTGTTGGTAGATATCGTCTACCGAGGCGGTCTCGTCATCCCCCTTAACGACAGCAAGCGACTCTGGCACTGGGAGCACAACAGCATTGGCGATGCGGCTATTGAACTGGCTTCGCTTGTAAAGCTGAATTTCGCGCATTCGGTGCAGGGTGTCCAGCAGCGCCCGAACGGGCGAGTCCGCCAATAGAGGGCGCCGAGGGTGCGGCGTATGGACTCGGACAATGATGTCCCTGCTGGGGTTGAGGGTTTCCCTGACGGCGTGTCCAATGTTGATGCTCACCAGCTTCCCCTGCTTGCGCACCTCGGAGGGTGCCAGGACCATCCATTGGTCCCCATAGGCAGGCCTGGCGGACATCCCGATCAAGTAGCATTCGCCTGCCACCGTCAGGGATTCACCCAGGCTGCGTAGCACCTCGGCCTTGGATGCTGGCCCACCGAACAGTGTATGGGCCAGGGCGGCGATTTGCTCATCGCCTTCCACCTCATCCTGGCGGACCCCGTTCTCATCGACGTTGGCGACATAGATCCGCACCAGGGAGCATGCATTGCCAACATAGTCAACAGCGTTATGCAGTTGCTCGTTGGTGTCATAGAATTCCCATGCGATGCGCTGCCAGGACTCATCGGTGAAGCGATAACCCCGCCATGCCTCCTCGGACAGGGTCATCCTCACAGCCGAGGCGATCATGCTCATCGGCTTGGGGATCAACGCCGGGGCGGGGTTCTCGACGATCTTGGTGAACAGCGCCATTACTCACCCCTGCTGGTACGGGAAGTCTCGAAGTCGACAAGCCATCCGGCGGGATAGGACACAGCCGGGATGAGAACGATCGTGGCAACGATTCCGCCACCGATGGGCCACCCGCCCCATAGCACCGCAGCGGTCATGACCAGGGGGCAGAAGAACATTGATGCCCAGATGGAGTTGCACCATGGGCACCACACCATCTTGGAGATGAATGATCCGGTGCCGAATTTTTCATCAATCCATGCCCGCACGGGGATGGTGATGTCGTCGAAGTAAGCCAGCCTCGATACCCGGGCAGTCGCCAGCACAAGGACGACAAAAGCAACGAGGTAGATCACGTAGATAAAGCTACCATCCTAGGACGCGGGATCATATCAGCGAATTCCGTAATCGCCCAGGGTCTCTATCCTGCCCATCGGGGCATATCCCAACGACGGGACCTCGCGGCCCAGTGGGGAGAGCACCCGGGAACGCTTGCGTTCCCCTGACATCAGATGCCTGGCGGCATGCACCATGGCATCCAGGCGGTCCGGTGACTCTTTGGTGGACAGGGGATCGAAGGTCAGCATCTGGGTCTCGAGCTTGTCGAATGTCCCGATGTGGTGCACCCTGCCCTGGGAGTAACGCATGGCCACGGGCTGTGCCCGCAGCTTCTTTCCGATCTTGGAGAACTCAGGCACCAGGGGTGGAGTGATGATCTCCGAGGGGAACACACCGGCACGCTGAAGCTCCCTGAAGGCATCGGTGAACACATCCTTCATCCACACTTTGCCCAGGTTGTCCTCGAAGACCAGGGTGTCGCACTGGTATTGCTCGAAAACCCTCCAGGCATACAGGGCGGCATCACGACCTGCGAGTTTGGTGGTCTCATCGGCGATGACATACATGTGGTCCTCGCGGTCACGGCACATGACCACGATCCCCATCTCGTCACCATCCTCATTGCCGGTCAGGCCAGGATCCACACCGACAGTGCGATGGGCCACCTTGTCCGGGCCGATGGCCACCCGGTGGTTGTGGATGGCACCCCAGGAGAACAGGGCCCCGGTGACATCGTCGAGCAGTTCCCCATAGAGTTCCTGGCGACCCAGGGCTGTGCCCTCATAGGTCTGGCGCAGCTCTTCGACGGCATCCTCAGACAGGTTGATCATGTTGTCGAAGGTCGATCCCCGGATGATCGTGACCTTCCACTTTTCCGGATCAGACACCCAGGTCTTGAGCAAGATGATCGGCTTGGGGGTGGTGGTCACCAGGGCCCTGGGCTTGTCTCCTGGGATGTCGGCACGAAGAGCCGGACGGATACCCTCCCTCCAGGTTTCCTCTGGTGCAGCCCACTTGATCGGCTCATCAAGCCAGACATCGGCCAAGTTCTTCGACCTCGCGGCATCAATGGTGGCACCGGTGAAATGGATGACCGCCCCGGTCTCCAGCAAGCGCACATAAGGCTTGGGGCTCTTGACGAAGGCGTACCGTTTGCTGGGATCCTCCACCCTCCGGTTCTGCTCGGCCGGGGTGTATCCCATGCGCTGCAACACACGCAGCACCCCCGAGGGCCCTTCGGCACAGGAGGCCACAGCATCGGAAATGTTGAACGCCATGATCAGTCGTTCGGTGGGGAACCCCGAGGAATCCAGGGGATGCTTGATGGTGCGTTCCACGATCCACTCGGCACCCGATCGGGTCTTGCCGAAGCCACGGCCCGCCAGCATCAGGCAGATCGACCAGTCCCCTTCCGGTGGGATCTGTTCGGGCCTGGCCACCCAGAACCATTCCTCCCGGCTGATCATCTCCAGGGTGTCGGGATCCAGGCCATCAAGGAACTGCATCCTGGCTGCAGGGGGCATCGCTGCCACCCGCTGCTTCATAGACAGTCCCACGATGATCAGAGTATCAGCATGGTTTACTGTGTTGTCTATGACGGACTTTCTCTACCTGACCATCGTCAATGCCTTGACCGAGCGGATCGCCTCCGGGGCCTACCCTGATGGGAAGCTGCCCTCCACCAAGGAGCTGCGGGAGGAATTCAATGCCTCGTACGGATCGGTCCGCTCGGCGATATTGATCCTCAAGCACACCGGGGTTGTCGAAGGAAAGCAAGGTCAGGGAGTATTTGTCGTCGAGTGATATCAATTCTCTTGCTTCCTAGAGCTATCACGCTATAACATGGGTTCCGAGAGGAGGAACACCATGAGAAATTATGGCGTCGAGATGCGCGAGCTGATCGACAAAGAGACCGAGAAAGGTCCCTATCAGCCCGCCGCTGTCGCCCAGGCGATCGTGGAAGCCCTGCGGCATGCCGATCCCGACCTACTGCATGGCTACCTGATGGAGCATGCGGTGCAGATCATCCGGGATGCCATCAACCGGCGGGACCAGTCAGTGCGGATGATAGCCCGCAAGGGTTCGGCCAGTGCCAAGATGCAGGAGATCCTGGAAGGCATAGACTCCGGCCAGATCGAGAACATCGGTCAGGTCAGGCAGTTCTGGCTTTCGGCAACCTTCACACTCTCCGATGGCATGCGCCATGAGCTTCGCACCATGAGGCGTGGGGACCTGCTATATGTGGCCGCTGAGTACGGACGCCGGGCCGCTGAGAACAAGATGGAAGAGGCATTCTTCCGCGCCCTGGCCCGGAAGATGCAGGCCAACAAGACGGTCGAAGATGTCCTGACCGAGGAAGAGATTGTTCGGATCCGCGAGGGACTATCCAAGTTCAAGTGACTACCCACCCTTTCACCCCCCAACCCGATCCGACTGACCACCTCACCTCACGGCACCCCAAGTGACTACCCACCCCGTCACACCCCGCCCCAATCCTGTCCGACTACCCTTCCCGCCCCAAGCCCTCCCGGACCGTAACGACTTCCCGTTTCTCGCCCTGTCCTGCCT